CTTTTTATTTCTTACTCATCAGTAAGAACTGCTTTTAACTCCTTAACATTAGGACGAATAAATTGGTTAGCACTAGACAAATCAATTCTAATCTTAAATGTATTAAATCCAAGAGCTCCTGCATAACTAGCAGGTAAGTTAATAACATGAGTGACCAATGAATAACCATATACATCTGCTTGACCTACACTAGAAGTTACTGTAGCACTATGGCTAGTACGTAAACTATCTAATGTTTCCCAAGTGGTTGGCATTGCGTTATTATCTGACCACATAAGGAACTTAGGGATAATATTTGTACCCTCTGGGGTATACTGTTTATAAGACACATGGACTGTATTATATCCCGTATCACCCATACTTACGTTTTTACCTACATAAGTTCCCTTTGTTCCAGTAACTAAAGCATTAATATTAATAGCATTCATAGTCAAACGAGGACTAATATATTTGCTTGCTTTAATAGTAGCACGTATTTGGATAACTCTGACAGTACTTTGTGGGTCATATTCACCATCGGTACTAATTGGATACCAAGGATGTGTTCCGTCATCAATAGATGAACCTGACCCATCCGTAGAAAGTATTACACGATACTCCCAGTACACGCTAGTAGATGTAGGCGCTAGTGCTGCTAACAGCGAAGAAACCGTAACATCTGGTAATGAACCATCTGGTAATGTCAAGTCAACTGGGTCAAACAATATAGTAGACTTTGCACCATCTTGGAATCTAGCTGTCATCAAATCAAACTTCAAATCAGCATCTTGGTGAGCCGTCCATGTTTGAGCGTTAGAAGAGGAGAACATAACACCATCAAACGGATTAGATAATAGCTTTTGATTATTATCTAGCCTATTCTGACCCATTTGGGCATAGAATAATCTATAACCAGGTGAGTTAGAAATAACGACAACTGCATAAGAACTCCCTGAGTCCAATTGAACAGGATTATCAAAATAGAATTGAGTAGGTACAGAAGAATCATTAGATACCTTTATTTCAGAAGCATTATGAGAACTTTGACCGACTACCTTTTGTGTTGGAGTACCTCCATCAGATATTGTACGTACTTGCACAATTACATCAGCAGGTTTTGTTGATGTATCAATCTGAGAGAAGTAAAGATTAACTCCAGCTAATAATCTATCACCGTCAAACTGGAAAGACTCTGCTAGAGGGTCAACAAGCTTTACCTGATAGAATGTCGTATTTATGATACTTTCTATAGTTTTTGTTGTTCCTGTTGATGTAAACGTTGTGTTAGATGAAGAACCTGAATCAGTATCGTTTTTCAAGAACACATCAACTGTTCCCGTAGGTTGGTCACTAGGGATAGTAAACGAACCTGATGCTACACCCATATTATCTGCACGAATAGTGCTATCTTTTGTACCCTTAACTGAGGGTGATAGAGGAGTAGTCTTTAACTTGATACCATTAAACAAAATGTACAGGTTATCATCGTTTCTTCTCAATCCCTTAGCTGTAAATGTAACAGTTATAGGTCTCATGTAAGGAATAGAACTTATAGATGTCTGTTCACCACCGTTTGTAACGGCTGTACCATAAGCAGTACCTTGACCCTTAGTTCCCTTTACAAGGTCTTCTGGTGCATCTGAGAACCAATCACTACCTTTTACCCAACCCGAGTTGGTGTTAGTCCAGTTAATATTATTAGCGTTGTTATAGATAAACTGTGAATCACTATCTCCTGATGAACCATTATGCAACCAGTAACGATGAACATTAAGATTTTTAACAATCTTGTTGTTCACTGTTACCTTGTTAACATCTTGCCAAACATCTCCAGATGGGTTAAGAGCCAGAGTACCAGTCTGTGTCTCATAAACCATATAAGGGTTAACTGACATATCACTAGTAGCTATTCCTTGTGAAATTTCAGTAACCACTTGATAAGGGGATGTAATAACATGACCATTCCAAGCCATAGGGTTATTAAATGGAGGTGTTCCTTGTGACATTGTATTAACTGTGTTTTCTTTAAGCAAGCTATTTGCATAAGGAAGAGTAATATACGCATCATCAAATGACCATGCTGCCATAGGAACAACTTTACCATTCTCTTTCCAACGAGTATCAGACGTTATATTTCCATTAGCATCCGTTACAGCTTCTCCAAATATGTCTATATCAGCACGCTCATATGAGTTAAACCCGTCAGAGAATACTCCTCGTAATGATAGAGGGTCATGACCTTGTGCTGCAGCAACATCTTGTGCCATTGTAGCTAGGTTATACTCTAAGGTTTGTACTCTGGCTTGTAATTTTTGCAACTGAGAGAATGTTAAGTTTGTAACTGTATAATCATTCGTTTCCGCTGTTTTTGAGTTTGGGTATACTGTAACCCAACCTATAGGAAGGGTTAAGTCATCGTTGTTAGCAATAGGTATAGATACCTTATCTATTGTGTCTGGAGTTCCCTGAGCTACTATAGGGTTACCTAAGGCATCTAATGAAATTAAATCCCTACGTGCCAGATAGAAGTCGTAGGTTACAGACAAATTAGTAGCTATACGAACATCATTTACTGGCTTATCACCCTTCATTCCTGAAAATGTCACACGAGTAGCAGTTACTCCACCGACATTAGCTGTCTTAATAGTGTAATCAGTACCAGAAACCATAGCTTTAACATAATAGTATACAACTTGGTAAGTTCCACCTGTAGTAGGGAGTACTGATGAACCAGAGTTCCATTGAATCGAATTGCCACCTTGAATGGATACATCCGCTTTATTAGTAGATGTAGCTGGATTATCTAGTGTACCATAAACAGTACCTTTAGTAGAGGTTATAGATTTAACTGCTACTACATTTCCGTGCTTTAGTTGGTCAGAGTTGTTGGCACTACGAGTTACTGTTTCTGAAACCATTACAGGTGCTGTTACAGATGTAACTGACTTAACAGGCGCTTGGTATAACTGTATATAGCCAAGTTTTTCATTGTATGCTTGGGTTTCGTTAATTACCTGTCTAGTAGTAGTAGAGGGTTTAACACCTATGCGAGTTCCTGCTACTTTCTCAACACGGTAACCTCTTACATAAGCTACTCCGTCCCCAATAAGAACAGATATATTCGTATCCGTAGTTTGTGATGGGTCAATACTTAATCCTAAACCACTGACACGATAAGAACCGTTAGTTTCCTGAGTTCTTTGTGCTAGTACTTTCATAATATTATCTGAAAGTGGAGTACTAGAATCAATAAACAACACACCGTCTTGGAAATGGTACATAACAACAGACGTGTCATCTATAGGCGTAGTTGTAATAGACACTGTAGCTTTTAGTCTGTCTGCACCCTGTATTGTAGTTGATGTAGGGTCGTTAAGCGTTGTGTCTTCTTGTGATGTAACAATCCTATCAGTATATGTAGCATATACATAAGCATCACCCACAGCATTTACTGTAACAGACTGTGAATCCACATTAAGAATTGAGCCTGCTAAATAAATAGTACCTGTATGAATATTTATGGTAACTGTCTTACCATCTGTACTCTTAACAGGGTCATAACCCAAACCTGTAATAATAGCGCCCTCTTTAAATACGCCATCTCCTACACCTTTTATTTTATTATTTAAAATAGATTGTAATTCATTTATTTCTCGTTGCTGCAAAGGTCTATCAGCTACTGATGCAACCCCTACATAATTACTTTCTTTGTTATAACCATCGTAATATGGCTTTTTTGATAAGTCTACTGTTGACATGTACTATTACCTTTAATTTTCTATTAGTATTTGTTCTGTAACTGTGTATCCCGTGAAATCTACCTTAGGGACATACTTAACTGTAAGCAAATTACCCTGGGAAACAATACTACTTGGTTGTAATATATTTCCTATAGATGAATTGCTATAGGTAGGCGACTCAAGTAAACCTACTGAACGATACACATTAGAAGAAAAACTATCAGTCTTTATGTCGGCTTCGACTAAGACAAATGTAGCTTTTTTACTATACGCATCCCCTAAGTTAACTTTTTCGTAAGCCACGCCATCATAAAGAAAGGTATTAGTTGAATTTCTATCAGCAAGTTTTGCTAAGGATACTCTAGAAACCATGGCTATACCTAATAGCTCATTTAGGCTAGTATCTGTATCTAAAGGTAGTGGCGGGTTACTAGGCGTACCCCATTCAGTATCTTTGTTACCGAAACCAATGAACATACCTTGAGCATCTTTATATAACCTGATTGCGTTAGATACACTAGCGACTTGTGTTTTAATACTCATTTGTTTCCTTTCCTATCTATAATATAACTTCTTTAATTATAACATACGCCTACCCTAGTTTACTCTGGTCAAGGGCAAACTGTCCTAGTTTATTAGAATAACCCACACTATTTGAAGTGTAAGGAATAGTCACTGTGTCAAACTCTAAATCAAAATACTTAAGGTCAAATTTAGAATCGGTAAACTTAACTAGCATGTATGCTCCTTGTATAGATTTAGCATCTTGTATATAATTACCTATTTCATAGTACTTATTAAAATCATAATTTTCCCAATTTTTAGATGTATAATTATATATCATAACACCTTTAGAAGATGAATCTATGTTCAACTTAAACCTATTGGTAGAAGCAATCAAGAAGTTTTTATCTGGATAACTGTAGTCAGGAATACTAATATTACCAGTACTTTGTCCTTTAAATATTCCCACTGGCAACTCTATGTTAGGTGTCTTTATAGTTACTAACCTATTAGAGTAACCATAGTTGTAATAATCGTCTACAGTTATTGTTTTAATTGGTGACGGTGTATTTAATACATAACGATAACTTCCAGTAGAGGTACTATTATCATAAATATAATCTATCCCATATCCAGATACTTCCTCTGGGGCAGGTGTCCAGGTAGTGCTAATCGTTCCTGATTTCATGAACAAATTAGAATACGTAATGGTATTTCCTGAAGCCATTTGACTCATTATTCTGAACGTCATTCCAGTAATATCTGAACTTGCTGTTAGTATGCTTCCCCACAACTTGAACTTTAAATCGACATGACCTGTTAATTGACCTGCAGGTATTGTGAAAAACTGTTGTTGATACGGACTATTATTGAAGAATACACTTGCTTGCATATCCGAAGATAGTGCCGTTTTTAAAGTCCAATCAAAAGATATGATGTAATCACCGTTTGCCACACCCCAGTTTTTAATTGGAGAGTATAATATAGCGTTATCTCGGAAATCCTGATTATCATTCCCATTAGAGGTTTGCGTCTTTGGGTTTGCTGTGTCAAGAATATAGTTTCTACCTCCTAGTACATTAAACTGCCCTTTAGCTTCCTTTCCGTCTGTACCTGTAACTTTAACATCTGACCTAGGTAAACCTATTTCAGAACCTTTTGTGTATATATTTACAGAATTTATATTACTTCCGTCATACTTACTTATTAAATCGTTGTAACCGTTATTAATGAAATAACGAGAAACATTTACTCCTAGTACTGTTGATTTTGAATTTCCTGGTGAAAAAGTATAACTATTAGAATCCTTTCTACTTGTTACTAAGTAAGGCTCTGTAGTAAATGGATATACATATGTTTTTGGGGTATCTTCTGGGGCTGGAGTCCAATCTGTTGCCTGATTACCAGACTCTAGCTTTAGGTTACTAATTGTTATGTTTCCTTGTAGATTATCTTGTCTAAATTCAATGCTACCTGCAACACCAGTAGAATAACCATCTCTATCTAACCTGACAGTACTTTCATAATGCCCAGACGTATTTGTGCTACTAGGTTTTATAGCTCCATTATCTGATAAACCGCCATAAGGTGATAATGACCACTGAGGATTAAATGTACCTGATATAGTAGACCCACTAGCTACCCAATCAAATGATATAGTTAGATAACCTGATGAACCATATTGGTTATAAAGGTCTGATACTTTTTTACCTCCTGCTACAGAATATTTACCGCCTTGTGCATTAAAATTACCATTTGTAGAATTATCACCAACGCCTGTAAAACCAATAGCAGTTCCTAGTAGTAGGTTTTTACCGCCTATTGTTGATAAATCAACTTTAGTTCCTTGATAAACATAGTCATAAGTGTCTTTAAACACACCAGAATCTGGCGTGCTACTGCTTGGTACATACCCTAATATATGATAAGACGGAGAATTATTATAATCAAATATGTACGCATTTTCTGGATTACCCGATATAACATCAGAACCATTTAATTTAGATGCATTCATTTTAAATAAGCTAAGTTCTTTTTTTGTTATTGGAGAATCACCCATAGTTACTTGTGCTGTTTTATAATATGGGTCTAGGTAATTAGTTAGCGTGTAAGAACTATCACTATCTATGAACTCTTGCGAAAAATCAACGGGGTCATTCCATACCTCGTCTGACATTCCTAACGCATATCTATAAAGAACTTTAACTCCGTATGCTTTATATCTATCTACTATGTCAGTTAATACGTCTGGCTCTACATATTTACCTACAGTTATCTCTATAACTGCATATCTATATTTTTCACCCATAATGTAATCAAGACCATTAAGTGTGGACTGATTCATTATAAATATATTACGCCATGTTTCATAGATGGATACAGGTAGCTCAGGGTCACCAAGCTCATTTTTTATACCGTCTATGATAGCCTCAATAGTTCCACGCTTTGTTTTAATATATTTTACTATTCTATCCCTATAGGACTGGTCTTCTTCCCCATAATTTCTAGAAAGTCCTACATATTTACCATATAAATCTAAAAATTTTCCAGTTGCTCGTGTGAAATAAACCTGTAATGACATCTCTTCCATGTCGTCACGGGTAGTTTCTATAGACCCTTTAATAGCTCCTAGGAACGCATTGTGGGCGTTAGAACCATCTTTGGTAGTTCTATATGTAGAAGGCAGAAATCGTTCTAATATGCCTCTATTGTCTCCATTCGCTGAGCTATAACCTTTCATACTATCTATCCTTTCACACTAAAGTTTATATTTACATTACCTGCTCGTATTACCTCATCAGAACTCGTTATATAATTATCTGACGGTTCATTTAATACAGCATCATATATAGCAGTAGGGTCAAAGTTCATCACATAGCGCATAAAGTCTGAAATTATAAAATCACCGTCTAGTAACATAGTGTCTAAATAATCATAAACATACTTGTTTAGTGCTAATCTGAAACTAGCAGAATCGTACTGTAATTTAGATATAATTATATCCATATCAATGTCAACGTCTACTCTATCTATTGGAAATACATTTACTTTTATACCAGCTGCTCTATAATCATCTAAGGTATCCGAAACACTTTTTTGTTGTTGAGTTGTTAACTCACCATTTGCATCTCCTGCATATACATCAAAGTATCCTACATGTTCATCTACTTGCACTAATTGTATATCTTCCACACTTAATGCGCCATATATTACACTAGCCTTAGTAGATTTACCTATACCCTCTACCATACTAGCAAATCTTTTTTGAGCATCTACATATGTTTCCCCATCATAACCCGTAAGAAAAGGCTCTGAATTATATACTCTAGAAACATTAAATACTGACGTTTCTGGATGGGTAATTTCTCCAGCTAATACATTACCAACACTACCATCTACTGTAGCATATACCTGTACTGTGGCTGTTTTTGTACCTGATGGTATTACATACTCTTCTCTAGTTTCATAATAAACTGTAGGATTAGGGTCACCGTTAGAAAATCGTGTACCTTTATCAATAGAAACAGGGTTAGGAAGTTCAGAGAAAAACTCTAAAGTAACATACCCCTTAGCTGGAGTAGCCTTTTTTAAAGTAAACCCGAAAGCGGAAAACATTCCCTCCAATATACCATTACTGACGTTATTATACGTCATAAGGTATAAAGTTTCGTTTTCAATTGATACCGCATCTAGTATCGAACGTACTGCCGAACCTACTGTGAAATCTGTGACATTAGTGGTCATAGATGATATATAATCTATCATAGATGATAGAATGTCTTGCTGTCTTTTAATTTGCATAATATACCTAACTTAATGCTACAACGCCATCGCTTGTAGCTCCTAAATATAATTCTAGTTGTTCGTCTAAACCTATAGGAGTTATGATAACTACTATTTTAACTACTTCTCCTTCAACTTCCGTTGATTGTACTTTTACATTGGATACCCTGCTATCTTTACGTAGTGTTTGTTCAATACCTACCTGTAGCTTATTTATGTTCGATACTGTATTTTTTTGTCCTAAAATATCAGAAAAATTATTTCCATATTCTGGGTGTAATAACAAGGTTCCTATAGGTGTGTTTAGTCTAACTAATAATGCCTGCACAAGATTTTCATATCCTGATACTACTGAAAGGGTTTTTCCTGTACTCTCTAAACTTATTACTTCGTCAGTTGTACCTCTCCCCTCAATAGCGCTTGTGTCGTCTATCAAAGATAAATCCTTCCCTAATACATACCCTGCTAGGTTGTTTTTCTGTGTATCACTTAGCGTATCCGAAGATATTGAATAATTATCGTCTGTGCTTATAGGGATAATTATAGTATCACCTACTGACATAACCCCCGCATCTGAATAATCACCTATATAAGGGTAGACTAATTTATTATAAGAAGCAATGTCATACCATTTACTAGCATCGTTTAAAATATACTGTGCTATAGATTGGAGAGTATCTCCCTCTGTAATTGTATATTTACTGTAAATCATATATAGTGCTCCTTACATAATTTCCTATGTTATATCCATAAGACATCATTAGTTCATTTATAGTATCGTCTTTTGTTTCACTAGGCTTAAATAGACCTATTACTATTTTAACATAGGTAACCCCACCAGGAATGTAGACACCTTTTAATACTTGTATACCATCAGAGGATATTTTACTCTCTCCTAATAAACCGTTGTTAATCCTATTTCCAAACTCATCTACAAATCTTACCGTATTACCG